ATTTAATATATTGATTCATATATACCTCACTACTTAACTTGTTTATATAACATATTCATAAAATTATATAAACCCTCTATTTTATTAACATTTTAACATACTCAACTTCTAAAAGTTGAGCAACGGTTAAACAACCGATACAAACTTTGAAGGGATTTAGAGGGCTAATCGTCCTTTTCCTCCCCGTATAATCTAGTCATACCTTGGCGAGTTACAAGCCACATTTTCCCCGACTTCTTAAACTCGCCTTCTTTAAAACCATTCTTTACACGGCCTCTACAATTCTGTTTCAATGAGTCCGCAGTAACATTCCACCGTTCTGCAGCCTCTTGTGTTGTCATTACATCATCTAGTTTCATTACAATACTCCCAATATTACTAATAGATTATAAACGGATAATACAAATGCAACAATGCTAATTATTAAAGTTAATCTTGAAATCATATGCTCGCCATTGTTATAATAGTTAGGAAGATTGGGGCTCTTTCGAGCCCCCTGTGGTTACTGATTTAATAACTGTATTATCGCTATTGCAAGTTGGATAAACGCGGTTATTATCGGTAGCCACTTTTTTATTCTCTTCCTTAACTTTTTCAATGGCATCACCTCCTTCCTTATATCTATATTATACCCTATACCGTGTATAAAGTCAACTATTTTATTACTATTTTTATAACAAAAAAAAAGCCTACTAACTTAGTTATTATCTAAGTTAGTAGGCTTTTGCGTTTTACTATACTACCAGGAGTCCACCCGCTCCTGCTCAGGAGATATACGGATCACCTCTCTATCGATGAATTACTACTCCGATTATCGCTCCCGCTCCCACTACCTGGGATAGGTTGCGTTGCATGCGTAGTCGCTTGATTGTTTTCTTGTCGTTGTTTATTTGCCCTTTCAATTCGGTCAATGAGTTCTGCATTTCTGACAAGGTAACTTCTTGCTTCATGGATAGCATTTTGGCTTTCATCAATTCGGTTTCCAATGTCGATATTGTATTGTGCGCTTCGTTCAATTCTTCCCTTTGCTTCATGACTAAGCTTTGAGCTTCGGTCAATGGAAGACTGGATGTCTCGATTAAGCTTAACGCTTTCGCGTTGTTGGCTTTCAATTCGTTCCATTGTGTTAAGGGAATCGTTATTGTGCCCTCCGCTTGGTTGGTAGAAGATGTATCCGAGGCAAAGCAAGGCGAGGCACACAATACTACCGATAAGAATATAGCGGTTACGAGTGCGATTAAATAAGCTTTTGATTCTTTCATACATCACATTCCTCCTGCGTAATCGGTAATACCTCGTGCAATAGCACGGACGATCGTATCTAAATCATTTGTAAGCATAGCATGGTCTTCTTCATTGTCAATAAAAGCCATTTCTACTAATACAGCAGTTGCATCCGTACCGTTTAGCACCCAAAGGTCATCACGTTTCTTAGCGCCACGATCAACTGTATTAATGCTTCGGATAATTTGTGATTGGATATCATTGGCCAAGCGTTGCCCATTAAAGGATTTATAGAGGGTTTCAGTCCCTCGAGCTTGCGTATTGAATGCATTGCAATGCAAAGATACAAATATATCTGCGCCCCAAGAGTCAGATTCGGAACATACAAGGCCTAAATCATCATCTTGTAACGTGCGAACTTCGCACCCTGCTGTTTCTAAATAACGCGCCAACATCTTGCCCGCATCACGGGCAACGTCACATTCGCGTGTACCATACACCGGATTCACCGCACCACTATCTAAGTTAATGTCGTGTCCTGGGTTAATAAATACTTTCATCGTTTATCCTCCTTCTCCAATTGGTCAGGGACGCCGTTACCGTCCTTATCTATCCAAAGTGCCAAGAACCCTACAAGGGCTGTTAATACGCTAGGGATAAATATATGGTCGATAATATTTATCCCTGTATTAATAATTTTTATTGTCATATCGTCAGCATAGCCACGAATGAATACCATAATGTATTCGCTAACAACTAGTAAAATAGGCACTAGCATGACAAATACTAGCGCCCTGGTAGCAAATATTCCTGTAGGGTGGAAATTGGCCCCACTAACGGATCGATATGATTTTTTAACTGTACTGATGAGATTTGGTGGTATGTTCATGTAGTTCCTCCTTAATATCATCAACACGAGCCTCGATACCATCAACACGAGATGTTAATTTTACGTGCTCTGTGTATGCTTTGGTTCGTTGCTCACGTGAAAGTTTGATTTCTTCTTTCAAGTCCTTCAACGTATCGGTAAGCGCGCCCATTTTTTCTTGGAGCATCAGATTATCTTGCATTCTTTGAAGGTCTAATTTTTCAAGTAAAGGAATAACCAACAATCTATACCCTGCCCCAGCAACTACACCTACTATTGTGAGCGTAGTTAAAATATCATTTAGTTCAAATTGCCATGTCCACATTCAGCAACTCCTTTCTATTCCCATGAAATCAGTTAATTCTTGCCTTTCTTCTCCATGTGTTAGCTAATTATTCATTATTTAACTCCTATAAGTGTTCTAAATCAGCTATACGTTTCTTTAAAGCTTCAATATCTTTATTGTATTGTTCTTTAGGAACATAGTTATTTAAATCGGAATACTTAGCAAAGGACCGTGCTTGAATGTTATTAACATAACGGCTAGCCGCATCGCCAGGCGTTAAGGCGTATTGTCCAATTTCCGTTTTTCTAATAAAACTACCTAAATCACCTTTATAAGCAAACGTTTGAGCCGCCCAGCCTTTTTGAGCATAATGGTTATTGGCGTCTGTTCTAGATAAATAGTTATTTAGCTCTGTTTTGAGTGCGTATTTAGATAAATCCACACTACCACCAGGACCACCCGTACCGCCAGTACCAGGAGGCCCTGGAGGACCTTGCGGTCCTGGGTCCCCTTTAGGGCCTTTAAGTGCTGCAAGTTGTTCGGGAGTAAAATCACTATATTTAAATGGCTCACCATTATCGCCCTTCGGCCCTTTAAGTGCGTTAAGTTGGTCTTGTGTAAAATCGGAAAATTTAAAAGGTTCACCTTTCGGCCCTGGTGGTCCTTGTAGTCCTCTTTCACCGTCTGCTCCACGCTCCCCAGGAGTTCCAGGTTCACCTTTAATGCCAGGTGGTCCTTGCAAGCCTTGTTCGCCTTTAGCTCCTTTTAAATTCTCTAATTGCTCTGATGTGAACATATCATAAGTAAACGGCTTCCCTTCTTTACCAGGATCACCTTTAGGGCCAGGGTCGCCTTTACGACCGTTAACGCCATCTTTACCGGGAGCACCAGGAGGACCTTGAATACCTGGAGGACCTTGAATACCCTGTAACCCTTGCTCACCGTTTATTCCGTCAACACCATTTCGACCAGGTTCGCCCTGTGGTCCTGGAGGACCTTGCGGTCCAGGATCTCCCTTTGGGCCTTGCAACTTAACAATTTGCATATTGTCTTTGACTTTAATATTTTCATCACCGTCTTTGATGTGGATGCTATTAACAGGAGAAGGTTTCAAATATACGTTTTCTTCGTTCATATCATTTCCCCCTATTGCTGATACCTTCAATTATGTCAACTTGCCCTTTAACAAGGCATTTAATAGGGCGGTTGCCATTCCAAATGAATAAATCCCATTGATATTTACCAGCTTCTAAAGTGTTTGTATCAAGTGAAAGAGTGATTTTAGATGCTTCATCGTTTTCTAGATTGTCAGTAGATACACTAATATCAAACTTTGCTTTATAATCTTCGTCCGTCCGATATTTACGAACACAGGCGAATAGATTTTCACTCGCCACAACATTGTTATACCCAATGTTAAGAGAAATTAACTCCCCTTTGATTGCATTAAAGTTGTGTAGGACTGGTAGCATCTGTATCATCCTTGTCTGAATTTAGTAAATCATTATGTACGCATCCTTCAGTTGGACACGTTCCATCATCATTAAGAACTTCCCAACAGTACTCACAGAATTCCATTACCGGAACTTTACTATCACCGATATATTTAGGCATATTATTGCACCTCCTTGATTCGTGCTACCATTTCGCTATTCAACTTGATATATTGAGCACTAATTGCATTAGTAGGTTTCCCCATGAGTAGCAATCGGCGTTGAGCCTCTTCTAGTGTCTTAAATCGCGGTTCATACTCTGCTTTTATGGCGTTTATTTTTTCTTCCTTCGTCGGAATGTATTCAACTACTGGCGCGTCTTTGAACATACCATCCTTATAAATTTTTCCATCGAGAAAGGCATCTAACATGTCATCCCCGCCGTATATATATTGCGCTGCATCCGGATATTGTTCTTTAGCTTGCTTAAGCAGAGCATCTTTACCAATAGGTACTAACATATTATCTACAATTGATGTAATGCGTTTTCCTTCCGCATCAAGTACATGGATATAATTATTCATATATACCTCCTAATTAATGAAAGGATATAACAATGAATAGTACTGTTAAGCACTACTCAAGAAATGCGTATCTTCGCATGCGCCGCAAAAGTGCATGTGCTGAAACGTTTAAAAGTTTGTATGAAAAATGGCTGCCTACTCGCATTGGAATTGTGAGTAAATCAGCCATTGAATCATATCGCATTGCCTATGATCATATTCAATCAATTGCTAATATTCCTATTAACTTAATCAAATATTCTGATATGCAATGCGTGATTGATAATATGAGAGATAATGGCCTTTCTTATGCATCTGCCAAGAAGGTCCGCACATTACTTTCATTATTATCTAAGTATGCAATTGTTAATGATATTGATATTAAGGATTACACGCCCTTCCTAAACCTTGGCCACGATATTAGCGTGTATCCTCACAGGCCATTTACTCGCCAACAGATTAATCGATTGTGGAGCCTTAATACTACAGATACATATGGAATTTTAATTCTTCTATATACTGGAATGCGTTGCGGCGAATTGCTATCACTTCACAAAAATGATATTAACCTCCGTACTAAATGCTTAATCGTACGTCAATCTAAAACTGAGGCTGGCCGTAATCGTCTAATCCCCATTCATAATCGAATATTACCAATAATTACAACCTTGTATCACAATTCATTAGATAAGATACTACCTATTTCTTATGCTCAGTTCAGTAAGCAATTTAAATCAGTAATGACTTCAATCAACTGTTCCCATTCAACTCACGACTGTAGGCATACAGTAGCCACGCTACTAGATAAGTATGGTGCATCACCTACTGCAACTCGTGCAATTCTTGGCCACAAACATGGTGATATTACAACCAAGGTCTACACTCATAAAGAATTGCGTGAGTTACGCAAGGCCATTGAATTATTACCATAGAGCCAATGGGGAAAGTCAGACATCGCAGTTACTAGGACTATATACGATGGAGCTAGTAACTTTATAATACCTTTTACTTTTCCTCCGTTCGTCGCAGTCACTAACATAGCGCCGGCAACCTTAGATAATGATAATTGGACGAGTAGTGCCGTTAAAGAAATAACAATAAACAGCTTCACTTATATGTCTGCACAAAATAACGTCACTTCTATACGTTGGGGCGCTATTGGATTTTAGCCAATGGGGAGTAAGTGGTGAGGATGGACAATATCATAATTGGATAATTCCTTATTCTACCTGCTTTTTTGCTAAGGCTGAATACAAGAATCCACGTGAAGCAGATTGGAATTTAATTACCGAATATGACCAATTAAAATTTAAAGTATGGTTCACAAATGACAATGTATTTAAGTACCCCAATATCAAATGTAGCGTGTTTTCATTTGGCATTTCGGCTTAATTACCAATAGTTAAATAGACAACACCGTCAAGAGTAGACGGTGCATGACTAGCATCAGCAACAAGAGTGAATCCTGTTGTGCTTTTATTAGTATGATAGAACACCTCATTACCTCCTACTGACGTTTTATGTTCTATAGATGGCCAAACGCCCCAGCACGCATTATCAAAAACAGTTGGAAATGTAATGGGATAAGTTGTTCCATCATACACGTATACGCTTTTCTTGTATCCCCATTGGATAGTGAATCCGTTAGCATATTTCACAAAACCGCTTTCTCCAAAGCGTTGCGCCACTATTCCTCCTTCGCCTAGCTTATTTTTTATATCCTTCAAAGTGGCTACAGGTTCTTCTTGCCAATTAGATGAACCAAGGATTTTAGCAATTACAGTTGTTATAGCTGGGTGGGATAAAATATCTGTATTATGAGTGGTTAATTGCCCTTTTAAATTTTGAAGAAGTCCGCCGTGTGCCTCCGGATCCGTATTATGCGCTTCCAAATCGTGGACAGATGCTACTCCATTATCGGAAATGATTGCTTGCACCTTTTCAGCGTTGCCAATCACGGTAGTAATTGTGAATGTGTAGCTATCCATTGGCGTATTCTTATCCGGGATGTAGTCAACGTAGTTGCCCCCATTTGTGTAGGAGAAAAGTACCTCTTGTCCATTCTCGCCAGCTTTGGCCAAAAGCCCTATTTCTCGTGCATAAAAACCGGCTTCAAGGTTTTTATTCGAGAGTAGCCCCTGTACCATGAATTGTCCATCGCCTGTTTTAACACTTTTAGTAATCGCCAATTCCAGGCGCTTATCAGTCAACGCCGTAGCACGTGGAATTGATGCGGGCATGTCGCCTGCACCAATAACGATTTTTGTAAAAATCAAAGCCTGCTTACTCGCATTAGCTTCCGCAATAGTATTTGTACCCGCCATTGTAGTAATGACGGCAGGATATTTCGCCATGTATACCTCCTATATATGAATAAATTGGTGAACGGTAATTACGCTACCGACATAAATCTGTTGCGTTTGTGGGCCTGTCGCGATTTTCAAGCTAGGTTCAGCTACGGCACTGCCTGCAGCTGTTGCAATACCACCGACATACACACCACCTGAATTAATAGCGTGCACATACTCAATTCCATCTAGCCAGGACCGCTTATTCTTAACGAATTCCAATATACGAAGCACGCGCTCCCGTATATTGGGAGTCATCATATATCCGGACATTTGGAGTTTAAAATGGTAAGGCTTGCCACCCTCATAGCCCCAGTTTTCCACGACTTCACAGTCTGAATACAGTTCGCCGATGGCATCTTCTACTAATCCAACGGTGCCCTTTCTTCGATGCCAAGCGATAGAACTTAAAATTAATTTAATCTTTTGTTCTCTCGCTACAGCTTCATCGTAGAAGTCAACGTGTAAATGCCAGGCCAACTCATCTAGTATTGGCGTGCTTAACTCGTCGAGATGCGACAGGATAGTTAATCTATCCACGAACGGCATCAACGCCATAAGTCGCAACGTAACCACTTCAGCTAAGGCTTGAACATTAGCATCATTAGCAATCGAGCTCGGTAGCGTATCCTTTAATTTGAATTTGTAGAGATCATTCATGCTCTACACCTCCATATGTGATAGTCTTACCAGTACACTGCGCCAATTCCACTTGGTATCCATCCTCCTTCTTGCCGTCTTTTACAACGGTAAATATAGGGGATGTTACGCTAACACGTTTAGCCCCAGCTTCCATTACACGGCGAATCAATTCAGATGGGATGATGTCACGCCCTACTTTGCCGGACTGCCATTGTATATAATCCGTAACAGCCGCATCAACTCTACCCTTAATCGTGTCAGCGTAATACGAATTATCCGAATCAATGTAGTACTGAATAGCGATACTGTAATTCTTAGCAATTGGAGCTTTTACAGACACATTATCAGTAAGTGGACGCACCTTCTTATCGGTGAGCGTAGCTTCCACTAATTTAATAATTTCTTCCCCTGCAATTTCACCAGATACAAGACCCGGATATACAACTACATCTCCCGGTTTAGGCGATACCACTTTCACAGAGCTAATAAGGGCTGATGCTTTTTTTGTAAAAAACTCATAGGCCCCTTCGGCCCCTGCACAAGAGAAGCTTTCGGGCGCTTCCCTGATACGTTCACGGAACGCGTCATCCGATTCCGTGTCAGCACCACCTTCAGAGATTGTAATATTGGTTACACTTGCGATATACGGAATCGGATCCACAAGCGTGGTAATCGACCCTACTGGGTAGCCATTCCCTTTGGCAGATGCTTCCGTACACACGGCTTTTACTTGTATCGTGGTTTGTGTAGCTGATAAATAGTAGGATTCAGTTAGTGCAAAAAATGCACCATCTCCCGAAGTAAATCGTGTTCCTTTAGGAATGGCTATCCCTTCAGGTCTTGCCATTGATGCGGTTAACTTCATAGTAGTGACTGCGCCCGTAGCCTGTAAGCGTTCCACGCCTAACGCAATGCCGATATGGTCTAAGTTATTTCCCCTAGCATAGGCCAGTAGATTTTGCTTCCCTGTGTCATTGATGCGGTTTAACAATAAAATCACAATGTTAGTAATCGTTAATAGGAATAAGCGAATAGGGTCCGCCGGTGCTAACTTTCGCCCAGTAACAGAGGTGTAGAGGGCGAATATTTCCTTTTCAACGGCTTCTTTATCCGCCATGACAAAGTTGATTTCGGGTAAATTCATTATTATCGCCTCCACGGTGGTAAATTAATAGTCGCCCTTATATCTACATCAGGGCACTTCAAAATAAGGTTAGCGGGCAATATCACATATTGAGCGTACTCTTGATTAGCTTCTAACAGTACATTCATGTAAGCTTCGCTACCATAGACTTTAAATGCGATACCGTCCCACATATCCCCTTGGATGGTTCTATATTGATTCATAGCCACCTACACTTTCTAGCCATTCGTCTTTTATAGCAATCGATACCTTAGGCAGCAAATGTCCTTCTTCCGCATCAGTTGCTTCTGTACTTTCAAAATCAACAGACACAACTCTGCATCGTGGCTCGTATTCAGTAATGGCCCGAATCACCTCCGCAGAGATTCTGGCCATTGCTACCGGTAATGGTAAATCAATGACGGTACCGTCAATACCAAATCGCCTATCAAGGGGCACAGAAAATTGCGTTGTAGAAATAATGGTTCGCACATTTTGAATAATCTCAGTAAGAATATCCTTCGGCGCAAAATCAATGCCATCAAGGCGAGCGCTCACGTCAATTTGCATTTGTATCGCCTCCTTGTTTAGGTGTAATTACAACTTTAGGAATATCCGGGGCCTCCTTCAGCGTCACATTAATAGATGCGGACAATACATTACCTCGATTATCAATCGTATTCATGGCGGCACTTATACTTGTAATCAGTAATTTATGCTCACTAAATGGTTTACCATTAATAATCAACTGCTCGGCTTGCCCTTCTTGGCACATCTTGGCCACTTCTTCAATTTCTTTTAGAGGGTCAACGCCCAATAGCTTATTAAAGTTCATCGTAAAAGAAATATCATCCGCATCAGGCCCCAAGAATTCAAGTATCGGCTTTTGTCCTATGATTTCTTGAGACGCTGTTCGTGCACTGATATTCCGTGCCAACGCATCGAACGTACGCACCGTATGGGAGGATGCCACAAACACAATTTTTCCAAAGCTTCCTAATTGGCGTTGCGGCAAGTATCCACCCAAGCCAAACTTGTCGGCTAAATTAGATAGGCGAGAGTAAGCCACATCGCCTAATTGTGTATTTTGTAAATTCTTTAATCCTTGCGAATTAAGATTCTTCTTATAGTTGGCAGCAGTACTACCTAATTTACTAAATAAAGATATGTTACTCACCTCCTATCCATTCGGCGTGCCTGTGCTTCCGCCTCCAGGAACAACACCACCGTGCGTGTGAGACACTAAACTAATTCCGTTAACCACTACGTCCCCTGAAGGGGCGTTGATAGTTAAGTTGCCAGTACAATTAATGACGAGCCCTCCGCCGTCCGCATCATAGGAGACGGTCGAGCCGTCCGCAAATTTAATGCCGTGGATATTCTGCCCATTAAAAGAGGGCTTATCCTTGGCATTATACGTAGTGCCTAAGATGTAGCCCTGGGACAAATTATTATCTTGCGGTAGGAATAAACATAATACCTGTTCGCCAACTCCTGGCATCCAGTAGTGTTTATTCCTTTGTGATCCGTGTGAAAGTACTTCAAGTGGATATGAGACTAAATCATCGCGGTCCGGAAATGTTACTCTTGCCGTCATGGTAGAGGGGTCCGTACTAGATACGATTCCGTCACGAATTAAATTTTTTAACGCCACACTAATATCCATCTAAGCACCTCCTTATATCTAGGCTTTGCGTATATCCGCCCCCTACCTTATGGGAGCATTTGCTAATGATATACTTACCGTCGAATTTACCGAATCCTTTTAAATTGATTGTGGCTGATGCGGCCAACACGATATGTCCGAGCACAGCAACAGAACCAGTAATTTCATTCTTGTTCTTTTCGCGTAGCTTTTTCTTGGCCAAGCGTTCGGCTTCTGCTTGAGTCTCACAACTTTGGTTAACTTGTAATATCTTGCCTTGCGTTTTGTGCGGGTCCTTAAACGTATACTCAATAGTACTCTTTTGCTTAGTGCTCTTGTGCTTTACGTGGCATCCCCAATACACATCCTTTAGTGATGTCTTTAACGAATAGCTACCCTGATAGGGAATGATTTCCCCAAGCTCCTTAACTTGTTCTTCTGTAAGGTCTGTAGGCATTGGCCCCTTAATTAGCGTTGCAACTACCTTTTCCAATTCATACTTTGTCTCGTCAAAAATAATCACCTGCTTATCAGAAACCTTTAATGCTAATCCATTATCCTTACAAACTTTCATCAAAAACTCTAAATCTGACTGATCCGATTGTTCGACTCGGTCTAATTTTATTGTTTCTGGCGTATCGTAAAACAATTCGAGGCCCGCACCTTTTGCGAGCTCATCCGCAACAGCTTTTAGAGTTGTCTTCTCCCAGGACTTACTCTTTAGCTCCCCTCTTAACTTGGATTCATCTGGAACACTAACTGCCCCTATAGTGACCTCGTGCGGTGGGTTTTTACAAGTAATTTCATCAATTTCAAACTGCCCGCATCTCATTTCTATCTCGTCTCCGAGTTCATTCCAGTTATGGAATACGATTGATGCGGTTAGCTTAGCCCCTTTTTCAGGAAACCAATCGGACAACCAAAGCTCTTCTATATCATGTAAAGTGATTGATATATCGTCAGCTTCTCCGGACATTACATCGTTAAAGCTGAAATCCTTTAAATACGGAACCAGGTCTTGTGTGATGTCCTTTTGGTCATACTGCAGTTTGACGGTAACATAGCGCAAATTACTAGGCATAACTTACACGTCCTTTCCGATTTTGGATTTCAGCAAGTCTTGCTTCTAGGTCATCCATCGCTCCGCCTACAGCACTTTTAATTTGTTGTACAGCACTTGCATCCGCATTACCATTAATAGTGATGTTGATTGGTGCTGATACAGATACTGCAGAGTTGCCTTCACCAGGGAAAAGCCCCATCATAGCACCAGTTTGACGCCATAAGGCTTCGGCCCTTGGTGTACCATTGATAGGAATGGCCGCCTCTGCAGATTCTTCAGCGAAGGTAGTAAGGAACGAGCCCTTGCCATAAATACCGCCTTTCGCGTTATGCTGTACAGATTGCCCATTCGCCGTTGCAGTGCCTTCTACTCTGGCTTGAATTGGCTTACTGAAAATGGATCTAACCCATTCCCATTTTTCGCTAATCCAATCAAACAACCCTCCTAGCTTACTCATAACCCAATCATAGAATTGGCCGAGTGCCGCCTTAGGGTCTTCCCATAATAGAGTGAACCAGGCTTTTACTTGGTCCCAATTGGCAATTAACCCCATAGCCGCATAAATCAGCCACCCTATAGGACCGGCCATGAACGCGATGATGGCGGCTGTAGGAGATTCCCACATCGATGTACAGAAATCTGACACAATTTCAAAATGAGTGACTAACCACGCCAAAACACCAATTAATGCGGCAATAGCTAATATCACCAATCCTATCGGATTAGCACTCATCGCCGCATTTAACAACCATTGCGCCGACGCGGCCGCATAGGTCGCAACTGTTCCGGCTATCATCGCTGCCTTATGGATGCCAGATGCAATCACATTGCGCATAGTTGCCATACGTTCCGATTCCATCATAAGCCGATAAGCCGCATGGGCCGCCGTTACACTGAAGTAAACAGCTTTCACCGCTTTATAGGCAATTACCATGCCCGCTACTGCAACGCTTGTTTTGATAATAGCTTCCGTAAGTTCAGGATGTTGTCCTGCTACTTTAGCCACGTAAGCAGCTTCATTAGCAAGTGAATCGCCAAGATCTGCAAGTGTTGGCAGCATCGTACTACCGATTGCAATTGCTACGGATTCTGTTGCTGATTGCAACCGTATCATAGCGCCGCGCGCATTATTCTGCATCGTCTTGGCCATTTCCTCAGCGGCGCCGTCACTATTCTCAAGTTCCTTCGTTAAATTATCTAACGCATCCGGCCCTTGATCAATAACAGCTACCCAAGCTGATGCAGCGTTCGTGCCGAAGATAGTCGAAAGTGTAGCAAGTTTTTGCTCCTTGCTCATATCCTTAGTCTTATCTGCTAAATCGCGAACGATTGCGCCCATCTTGCGTGGTCCATTGGTATCATTCATAGCAATACCCAGGCTGTCTAATGCGGCTCTTGCTTCTTCTTGTTGAGCCGTGGCTTCACTTAATGAGAGCCCCATTTCCTCAATTGCTTTAGTCGATTTTGAGGAAGTTCCTGCCAAACGTAAGAAACCAGAACGTAATGCCGTACCGGCCGCAGATGCTTTGATACCACTATTTGCCATAAGACCAGTAAGTGCAGCTGTTTCTTCTAAACTTGCGCCAAAGGCGTGCGCAACTGGTGCGGCGTACTTCATTGTTTCACCCAACATTTCAACGGTTGTATTCGTGCTAGTTGTAGTTTTAGCAAATACGTCCGCCATATGGCCTGCGTGTTCTGCACTTAATCCAAAGGCAGTAAGGTCATCAGATACGATATCAGCAGTACGCGCTAAATCCGTATTACTGGCTGCAGCTAAGTTCAAAAGCCCCGGCATCCCCGCCATGATTTGTTGAGAATTCCAACCGGCCATGCCTAGATATGTCATGGCTTCGCCCGCTTGCGTTGCGGAGAACATTGTTTTCTCGCCAAGCTCACGAGCAGTGGCCGTCAATTGTTGCATTGCCTTATCATCAGATACGGTGATTGCCTTTACCTTAGACATCACCGCTTCAAAGTCAGCTGCTTTAGATAGCATCCCAACCAGCGGAGCGGCCATTACTGCGGTAGTGGCCATAGTGCTACCTAAATCACTACGAGCACTTTTAGCATTAGCATCAGCGGCAATTTTATTTTGCATTGCTTTTCTGAGTTTAGCGTCTTTAGCTGCCGTTTGGTCTAGTGCCTTACCAACTTTCTCTGTTGCATTGCGGTACGAGTCCATGGAGATAACGCCTTGCTTTAATGCAGAATCTAAAGCCCTTTGTTGCGCTTTCAACTCGGTCATTTGTGAACCGTACTGTGTCAACGTGCCCTTGGCTTGCTGCATAGATGTTTTAAACCCTTGTGCTAAGGCGCCGTTTATAGCAAAAGCAATCTCAAATACTTTACCCGCCATGATTCCTCCTTTCCTTTAAATTTATGTACGCAAAAAGCGCTTGATGGATTAGTCCTCCTCTTCCCTCAAGCGCTTTTCATCTTCAAGAACAAACTCTAAATCATCTATCCAATCTGCTATTTCAGCAATTGGGGTAGACATCCAAAAGTCTATGCCTCCGCATTCTCTAAGTCGGATGGCGATTCTTCGGCATTGTTGTCCGGGAGAAGTCCCATTTTCTCTACCGAACCACGCAATAAAAAAACGCTTACCTCAGCACACATTTCAGTGAATTCAGAGATTGGCATTGTCATTAATACCTTTGCACTTTCTTTTAATGCTATGGCGGCAACTTCTGCCTGAAATCGTTTAGAGAATGTAACATCTGGGGTCATATCGCCTTCACGGCGGACACGAAGTTCCGCCTTTGTGAAGTCAAACCCAGTTAAATTATGTAAGCCTTCAATTAGCTTTTCGCGATCATATGTAGCCATTATTTACCCAATGCCTCCCTTACGGATGCTAAGTAATCAACACCATTGATTACACAAACATAGTTGAATTTATCAATTTCAGTACGAGTTTTACCACCAACAGTCATTTTAAAATATACAATTTCAAACTCTGTAGAAGTATCGGTTTTACTTGCCTGTTCAAATTTGCCAAGACCGATTTTCTTAGGCATAACTTTTGCATATACGCTGACCGCTTCCGGTACTAATTCACCTTTTGCAGAATCGTATAATTGTTGCGCACCACGAATTTCTATATCATGTACCTTTTGACTAGCAAGGTCGGTCACATCTTTGTCAATGGTATTCCATTTAATGGACATATTCATCGCCTTAGTTTGACCAAGTACACCCAAATCAACTTCGCCGGCAATGCCTGCGCCCTTGATGGTATCGCTGATAAATTCGATATCAGGTAAGGTTACATCGGCGTAACCATATAATTCTCTGCCCGAGCTAAAAATGGCAAAGTCAATCAACTTATCTCTATGTTTAGCCATGAGTTACCTCCCTCTTAATTAAATAATGTGCTCATGTAAGACGAATCATATTCTTGGATGAAATCAACTTCACGAGCTGGTGTTGGCACACCTAAATATACATGGAACCGATAAATTCCGTTCAACAAATCTGTTATTGGGTTTTCAGATTCCAAAAATTCAACACGGGCTCCAAGAAGTGCGCCAGATGCTACGTGACCATTTAGCCAAGCGTTAGCACTATTTACGATGTTATTAATCAATCGTTTATTCCCCGGGTCGTCAATTTTAGACCAGAAGGATGTAATCAACGTGTTAGATACCCAGTTAAACATACGACGTACAGGGATAAAGGAATCCTTAACATCTGTATTAGATGGATAAGCCGTTGTACGATTGCCCCAAGCTCTCCAGCCACCAATGAAATTAAGTGCTGTAATAACACCTTGGCCGTTCAAGTAAGCTGCTTCATCTGGACCTAAGTAGATTTCAGTACCATCTTTTAATACGGCGCTATCCGCTTGCAAGGACTCATTGGATGGGGACTTGTAAGGGATATCATCATACTTAGCATCTGTCTTAGCCATAAGACCCGCAAGTTGTGTGGATAAATGGAATTGGCGATTCGCTAATGCTACTTTTGGCCAACATAAGATTTGACGTTCATCGACGTAATTCTTCTTATTTTTCCATTCACTAACTGCAGTTGCTTTTTTGATTTCATCAGTAGGTGCATCGCACAAGGACATAGCTTGGAACATACCATTAATAGTAGTTTCCTTTGCTTTCATAACTGCTGCTACAAGCGTGTTATGGGACCAGCCAGGAGCCAATAAGTTACCTGGGATTAAACCAAATCGTGGGAATACTTCATTGATAAGTTCCAAACCTTTACGCTTGCCTTCAGTATCCACACCGCCGACGATATCATCCGCCGTTACCATAGATGGGTCTACGTAATCATAAGATACCCAAACAGATGTTGCGCTATTAAGTGCCCCTGTAGATACAATCCCAATAAGCAATTTGCCTTCATCGTTAAATGCCGCAGTGTAATCAACATTGATAGTTGACGCCGATCCGCCATTGGTAGCAGATACCTTTAACGTATTGAGTAATACAGGGTCTTCAATTGTCACGACTTTATCCTGAATTTGTTTTTGCGTGGATGCCAAAGTCTTCTTATGTTTCTTCGGATCAAGAACATTAATAAAAACAACCGGTGCCATTCCAAATAAAGAGAATTGGGAATACATAGCTTCGCACAACGTGTATTTATCCCATTCTTTAGAGTAGCCCAATTGAGTAGTGGCAGATGCGTAGTTGTAGCACAATACAGCTTTATTAGCTTCCGCTGGGTCTGTAGCTAAGTGCACAGGTGCGGTGCCAACATAAACCGGTAAGGCTGCCGTAGCTTCTGTCATAGAAATAAGAGAAGTAGGTACCTCTCTTGTATAAATTCCGTGTCTATAGTTTCCCACTATCTACGACCTCCTTTTTTAAATTCAAGATAAGCAGTGTTCATCGCTGTACCTTCTGTTGCTAATTCTTGCTGTGCTTCTGCAATCTTATTAATTGGCACAAACAACAAGCGTAGCATTGCTTTATCTTCACCTACCGTAGCAGGAATACCGTCAATATAAACGGTACCTGTGGAAAGACCTAATTCAGCACTATTAGGGCCTAAATAGATTACTTGTTTAGCATCTTTAGTTTTAACTGTTGTTTCCACAGTTTCTGTTGTTTCATTTACAACTTCAACTGGTGCATCAGCTTTTGCCATTAAATAATCATCTCCTCTCGTATTTGTTCGATATCATATTTAACCGTCATAAATCCCTCCCAATACGGATAGGCTTGATCTGGAGGGATGTCGGTATCAATTCCGTGTTTATCATCCAACACTAAACGGTATCGCTTAGCAATAACAGGATGGGCCAATAATGCTTGCCGTGTGGTTTCTAAGAAATTGGTAATCTCCATCCAGCCCTTTTCCACATCCTCCGAATATACTCCGTGGATTAGAAATAATTGGACAGTTGACCCCTGCAAGGTATCTTCAATCTTATTAATTCGAATAACAAGATGTGGATATTGGTCCTCCTTGGATGATTCTTTCATTTTTAAAAATCCCGGTACAACTAATAAAGGGTTCCCCTTTACTTGTGCGTCATCGCTAAAATAGTTTGCATGCACCTGTTTTAGGAACGCCCCCAAATCGGTTGCTAATTGCGTAGGTGTCATCAATTACCCTCCCATTAATGCGTCAAGCGCGAGTTCCATTTGCTTTTGCAATTCCTGCTCTGCTTTATTCCCAACAAAAGCGGATATCTTGGCATCACCCAGTATGCTTGGTACTGATGGGCCGTGAAATTGCCCTATCGGATACCTGTCCGCCCCCTTACGATACATCGCCCCGATATGTCCACTTCTCATACGAGCAATAAAAGCATTAGGGATTGACCCTCCGCCACCATTCCGCATTACTTGTGCTTTGACTATACGCCCTCTCCGTTTAGGCGGACTTTTTGGCGTAACTCTGAATTTAGTAAGGGCTATTGGTCTACCTTTTGAACGAATAAAGGCAGATAAAGTCATTCCCGCCTTATCCACCTTTATAGTTTTATTAATATTCGCTTTAGTAATTAGGTAGTCCTCGTTAACACGATCAACTGTAGCCTTTTTGATTTTAGGTAACGCTTTATTGATAGCTTTTGCGGTAGTCTTCGGAGTACCAACAACTAATGCATCTATCTTAGCCAATCCGTTTTTCAGCCCTTTTATGTCAATAGTTACACTCACGAATTATTCCCCCTAAGGACAATATTCAGCATGCCCATATCGTCTTCACAAGACTGAACCAGCATGATGCGGCCGTTGAATCGAAAGATTTGATTGTACTCCGGCACTTCAGGTAAATCCCGCTTGGCCACGTGTACTATAATCGTATCGTAAATCAACCCGTCAATATCCTGGCCCATGATTTCGACATGCTGCTTATCGGTAAGACCTTCTGCCACAGCATAGCACTGCGTACCATTTAGGTTATGTACTTCGGCGAATTCATTGGAATTGATAAACACCTTTTCAATGTCATTCTGCGCAAAGTCCTTAAATCCCATGATTATTCACCTAAAGCGTCGATGAGTTCTTCACGAGTAGCGTTTTCCGGAACATCCAATTCTTCAGCAGATGCCATTACGCGAAGTGCTTCATCGGATAAGAGTTCCAAGTTGACGTCCGCATCAGAAGCAAGGATATCGGAAATCATGTCCGCCTTTGTGGCTTTGCTTGCAAAATCAAGTCCAATAGATTTACCATAATCGGCGATATCCGCATTCGTCATAACGCCAAGAGCTACGGCTAAAGAGTCTTCTGCATTGTTTTTATCATCATCACCAACTACAACAGCTGCGCCTAAACGAATTAGGCGCTCTTCTTCATCTGCAGTTAAATCAGAGATAATATCACCAGGATTATACACATAATCGCCGGTATTAATCGCGTGCTTAGCTTGTACTGGCATTAGTCTTACCTCCTTTCAATTACAATACGTCCGCTACGAAGTAGGAATCTACATCAAATGGAACGTAAATAGGACGAGATTGCAATTCTAAGAACACCGCATCAGGGTCACGATTAACCAATCGACGTAATACATATTCACCTTCATATGTTACAAAGTCCATACCTTCACCAGGGATGATTGTATTCGCACCATATAATTTAGTAAATTTAGCCATATCGGAAGCTACCAACAATTTACCGGTAGGTACCATTTCTTTTTCTTGGCCATCTGTTGGATCTACGTAATAGTTATCGTAAGTAAACACGTTACATTGGATTTGGCCACCCATGAAACCTACATATACAGCACCTTCCGCCATTTGTTCAAATTGCAAAAGACCCATTTCTGTACGACGATTATCAAATAATGCCAAGATTTTTTTATCAGAAAGCATTACTTCTAATGTTTCAGAGTTCATGACCAACGTATTTGGATTAAAACCAGATGCTTTCAAGCATTTCTTTTTCCATTTGATAATGTTAGCCACAATTTCTGCAGCAGATTGGCCCCAACGTGCAGTACCAGATAATGTTTCTTTATTGGTGAAATTAAAGTCTACAACATCATCAATGCCTTCGCCTTTGATGTGAGCCTGACCATTGAGTAATACGTCTGCTGCCATAACTTCTTGAGAACGTACCAAGTTATCCTTTAATTCTTGTGTATCTTGCGCCAAGAGTTGGATAGCACGTTCTTCAGGAGTTACAGTGCCTGCAAACGGCTGTTCACCTGCTAATCGAACCTTGATATCATTTTCTGTGATAGGGCGTTTTTCTTTCTTTTGCGCAGGTTTATACGTGGTTGTAGTCATGCCTGTGCGTTGAGATAAAGGCGCTGTAGAGTTAGGTGCCACCCAAGGTGTAATAGTACGGCGACCTTTTACAATGTCAAAAGAAACTGTTTCTGTTAAGAATGTTTTTGTATCTTTGAAAAATAAGTCTTTCAAAAAGGATGGCACATCGGGAGTGCGACGAACCACCGCAGCAAGTGTTTTTGGTGCGTAAATATTATCCATGTATCCTCCTTATTAACGGAAATAAATGTTGCGGGCTTCAGCTTTCGCTGTGAAGCCTTCCGCTGTTTTGCCAGAAGCAAATACTAAATTCGCTGTAGCAAATTCACCTGTTACAGCAATTTCGGCTACTACATCGCCTTTCGTAGCATCAATATCAGCTAATGCTACACCGTATACATCTGTATCCGCACGTTTAGCTTTTTTAGAAGTAGCTTCTAATTCTTATACTGTGCCCGCCTTAATTACTGCAGCATCTTGACCGATTGTTACTTTCTTAGTAACGACTGGCATTTGTGTGCCAGCGATTAGAGGTTTGTACTCTAACTTTTGTTCTTCCACGTATGGCATATTATCTGCCCTCCTTATTTCTTATTGCGTGCTTTCATTACACGATCAACAATTTGCATTGTTTTTTCAGAATCATCGATATCCTCGTCAAGCACTTGACCAGGGACCGTGTCAACTTGATTAGATGCATTGTTAGCATCTTGTATTAGTTGTTGTAATTGATTAGTTGGTTGTTCAGATTGTGGCATATTGAGTAATTCAACAGCTACATCTTGAACAGTAGCGTATGTTTCATATTTAGCGCGATTGATGACTTCAGCTCGTGCTTCGTTATTAATCCCGTCAAGGGCTTGTAAACGCGCACGTTCAGCAGCAACGCCCGCATTAAATACTTCATCATATACTTCCGCATAATCTGTACGTAACAATTCAGCAGTTACTTCCATTGGCTCCTCTCCTTTCTCTTCATATTTATCAACAGGCAACCCTTTGAGTACATCCATACTCATCGGTAAGCCATTGACAATTAAGTCAGTGCCTTTACGGCATGCAACCATTTGCAAAGATTCATCTACACTTGTGCAGAACCCTTTTTCCAATGCTTCCCTTGCTGTTAACCAAGTTTCGTCATCCATCATGGTTGCGATTTCTTCACGAGTTAACCCGGTGCGGGCTTCGTAAATATCGATAAGATTTTCTTTGGTTTTGCGTAACGATTCCGCAGCTTTCTCAAAGTCATCTGCTTCACCAAATGCATATGAGCTTGGGTTGTGAATCATCATTTCACTACCCAGTGCCATATGAATTTCATCGCCTGCCATTGAAATAATAGAAGCAATGGATGCCGCTAAGCCCTCGATAATAACAGATTTCTTATTTTGTAAAGCTCGCAATCTGTTGTAGATTGTAACGCCTGCAGATACTTCGCCGCCTACCGAGTTAACATGTAGAACGATGTTTTGAGATGGATCCAACCCTTGGAGTTGTGATAGTACGTTTGAAACGCCAGTATCTTCACCCCAATAATCGATTCCATTCATGACTACGCCGTAAATATCGACGTCAATCGTCTCCGCTTCCTGAATCAGATTTAGCGGAGTTCGAATTTTGAACTGAAATTTGTTGTCCTTGTTCATTCAACAAGCCTCCTTCATCCATAGATTGGTGTTCACGAATACGTTGTGGTAAGATTTCATTTTCATAATCCATACCGGTAAGCTCTGCGGCTTCCTTAGCACGAGTACTAAATGCATTCTTAACACGAATTTCTGCTGCAGTAGCTTCCTTCTGTGGGTCTAATTGTCCTTGCGAAGGTCCGTACCACTCAGCGCCTAGCCACGCTTCTCGGATGATTGGGTCATCAAAGAAACCTGGCGCATCAATGCGACCTAATAGAATGGCCATCGCAAGCCATTCTTCGTAAATAGGATTGCAAAATTGAGTAATAAATTCGGCGCGTTGCGTTTCAACAGACTTCCAATATTCGAGTAACGCCGCTCTTGATGCGGAGTAACTTTGACCAAAGTGCTTAACTAAAATCTCATATGGAATTTCTAGCGCCGCACCTACGTGGCTAATAAGTGAGGACGTAAAGTCCGCAAAGCTCGAAGGTATTGGCGTTTTTTCAGCCACATTCACTTTTTCACCAGGTGCCAAGACATTTACTGTGCCATTACCTAATTCGATTGTTTCGTCGTTTTCAGCATCCACTTGATCATCTTCGTCAATCGCAGTCCCTAGCGACATGTCGTCCGGCGCTTCCGATTCGATGAAGATTGCCATCAAGGCATTGACTAATACCTTCATGACTTCCGCATCATTGTACCGGCTAAGCACTTTCAAATCCTCGATTACCGGAGACAATATAGGGATGCCACGCAACTGGCCACTTCGTTCAATCGTCATAACCTGGATAATATTCCGTCGTCCAGTTTGTGCGCCATACTTCGGAATATATGTGTAGTCATGATCATCGTTAAAGCCGTTGTACAGTTTATTTAGTACATAAAAGCCGACCGCAGCACCATATTTATTGAACTTAACACCGTGAATTACGTCGTTATTCTCGTCTTCTTCTCGCCCCATATATTTAGGCGGAGAAGCTACAAGAATCGATTCAACAATCTGCAATCGCAACGGATATGGGTTCTTATCTGTTTGATTAAGCAACAGCGGTAAATTTACAAATGAATCACCGTACAATAGCTTTTCATAATACACTAGGGCCTGAATTCCGTAGAAGTCAGTCTGTTCGCGTGCATCGCAGTGCTTCGCCCACATCGCAAACTCTCGTTCGGTCTTACGTTCCCACGCGTTCTTTTCTTCAAACGTTAACCCCAATTCCTCATAACGGATATTAGCTTTAAACCTTAGCCCAGGGCCAATAACATTGGTTTTATTCGTCTTCAGTGCGCCAGCTGCAATCGGTGTACCCTGTTGGAGGTCTACAGACCTTGCCCGTAGCATTCTAAAGTTAGCATCGATATCGTGCCTTGCATCCTGAGAGTTAACCTGGTACCCTTTGGCGCTAGATTTAAAACTATTAGCGCCGTGATTAGAATAGCCTGAGTTTGTTTTACTCCCAGAATATTGCGTTGCTTTGTGCCTACCAGCTGCGGTTTTCATAAACTGCTTCTTACGTTTACTCATATATCCCGCGGAATGACACGATATGCACGACGTCGAGGTCTATTCTCGAGCCGAGCCACTTCGTTGCGCCAAAAGTTGATACGGTCTTTCACCTCTTGCACATTCGCACGAGTTAACCGGCGATTACCAATGGTGTACTCTTTGCCCGTTGCCAATGCTAAATCCGCCTCTAGCCACGCCTGTAAATGCTCTTTTGCCTCATATATTGTCCATTCTGCCATCCTTTCACCTCCTTTCACGCATTAAAAAAGCGCCCACATTGAGCGCTTAGACTTGTGCCAGACATAGATTGGAACATCATGCTTATTAAAGCCTGGGTTTCCACATCCGTGTGGCACAATATCTCCATATGTTTGATGTCATGAGCTGATATATTTAGACCTTGCCTATATTTATATAAAAATTCTGGCATTGCCTTTTCTATCATCAAATATAAATAGTAAGGGATTACGTTTCGTGGTTGAATCACTACATATTTAGCATCAACCTGTTGCGCCTCAGCTAAATACACCAACTCCCCTTTACTAGCCGATACTTGCAAGCAAATACAGCCAGACGGATATATTTGATTCTTCTTAGGCCGTCCCAGTATATCAGCAACTTCCGTAATTTTAATTTTCTTGTAATTTCTTAACATTACACAAACATCTTTTGAAGTAAATACTTTTTAACATCTTCTATTTTTTTTATCACGGCTTCTTGCTCCTCGACTGTAACAGCACTTTCGGATGATATTAAAAACTCTGTAAATTCTTTTACAAATTCGTCATGTTCTTTCTGTGAATCCGGATCTGTACAAACTAATTGTTTTAACATTTCCGCAATTTCCAATCCTAAAGCACGACTTTCTCTATTAATTTCATTCAAGTCTTTAGCGAGCTGTACAGCATCAGGTATTTCTTCAGGCTCAAAGCTGTCAATGTAGCGTGGAATATTCAAATTATAGTCATTGTCTAAAATAGTAGACATGCTAATGTTACTAGAATATCGCTCTATATCTGCCCTGTCCTTGTACGCTTTAATTACTTTTTCCACCTGTTCGGCGGTCATTATATTTTTATTTTTGTACTTAACGAAGTCTTTTTGTGCATCGATAAATAATACGTCTTTGTTAGCGCGATTTTTCTTAAATAACAATATACACACAGGTATACCTGTATTTGTAAACAGATTAGAAGGTAGCCCTATTACCGCATCAAGTAAATTATCCTCAATCAGCTTACGTCGTATATCGCCCTCTGCCTGTCCTCTGAAAAGCACACCGTGCGGCAAGATAAAGGCAGCTGTGCCAGAAGCATTTAACGAATAAAGTCCGTCAAGTATAAAAGCAAAATCGGCTTTACTCTTTGGTGCTAATTTATAACCTTCAAAGCGTTCATCCATTTGTGGAATCCAAGATTGACTATACGGCGGATTGCTAATCACGGTATCATATTTTTTACTCTCTAGCATATCTACTTTAGCTACTTGGCCAAAGCCAGATACCGCGGATTCTACTTTATAATATGCAAGCTCTTCACCAGTAAGAACGTTCTTCTCTACTACTTCCGCATCTATATTAGCTATTAGCAGATTGAGTAGCATAAAGGCCATCGCATTCTTTGAATACTCTTCAAGCCTTAGTGTCACGGTATTATCCGACTTAAATTTAGCCAAAGATAATCCGCCTATTCCTGCGCACACGTCACGAACATCACCACCAGTGGTAATTCCCGCGATTATATCAAGCACACATTGTGGCGTGTAGTCTTGCATATAGTTTTTTCTATCTGCACTATGTTCTTCGAATTCAGTAAGTAAGGCCTCATACGAATAGTAAGGCTGTATCGACTTTAAAAGCGCCGAACGGCTATTCGAATTTAGCAATACCTTTGTTAGAGCTGTAGGTATTTCGTGCGTTTCACGAATATTTAGTTCTTCCATAATCCTTTGTAGGATTGTCATAATCGTATTCCTCCGCCTCTAACACGTCGTCTCGTCCGTTTCTTTGGTGTATCGCCGGCCTTGACTACACGAGCTGTATTCTGGTATGGCGTATAATTCTCTTTACTATTCCGAGCCTCTAAGGCATCGAAATTCGGATTCATAATAGCGATAGCAGCTTGATTATAGTTTCTAATATCAAATGGCTCATTTCTTTTGCGTCCTGGGCGTAACACCCATTGCTCTTTGAAATGGCCATTAACTAATTTAGACACTTTCATTTCTGCTAATAGGCCCTCGAAGTATTTCTTCCCATACCCTTTTTCATGGTCTTTTGGAAAGTGGCAATACCTCGGCTGGCCTTTTTCTTGGTTCAAATCGCTATAAATTTGTTCCTTGCCCGTATCTACGCCAAGCTTAAATAATTTAGTTTTATACTTTTTCAATTTAGTCGGCAAGCCATCTATCAGGTCTTTACCTGCGCCACCTACACCCTTAATAGGGTAAACGCGCTTATGCCATCGTGTTGAGCAGTACTTATATACTGATTGTGTCTTACTACCGCCGGAGTCAATACATGTAACGGATACGCCACGCTTTCTACCATCGGCATAAGACCATGTTCGATTTAAAATAATATCGTCTAATTCTTTCCATACAGCGTCATAAGCAGGGTCTCCATATAATCTGAAGTATTGTATACCCCAGCTCTCATAATCTTTCCCCCAGCCGACGATTTCACACTCTAAGCGGTCGTCCTGCGTATCAACGCCACATGTTAAGAGTAGTACTCCGTCCGGCAACTCCGCGCCGTAGTCTTCTCTGCGTTCGTAAAGTTCTTCCGATTGCAATGTTTCCGTATCCTCTTCATAAGGGATACCCATTTCAGTGTTAAAGAATGTCTTAACGCCCGCCGTGCCGAGTTTAGTGGCTTCCTCGTATTTATCTTGAAGTTTCCCCCAAGATGCCCAAGGTGAGCCAAACGCGTTCATGTGAAAGCTTCGGCAATTATACTTCTTTAAATTCTCCGGCGCTTCCGCAATCCATTTGCCCTCTCGATACAGTTTCTTCCACTCGAACTCTTCGGATAGCGTTCCGCAGTGATCACACGCCAAGTAGTACTTGCCTGTGTCCTCGTCTGCGTGGAATTTATCCCATGACGGATATACATATTCACCACAAGCAGGGCACTTAATATGCCACACCTCTTGCGTACCACCTAGATACAATTTCTCTATCCGGCTGGTACCTTTGGCCAATGGCGTAGATGCGTACACGTGCTTTCGATTGTAGAACGTATTAGTACGCTTTTCTGCTAGGCTCAAAGGGTCGCCTTCCGTGCCTGCTGATGCTGGATAGCGGTCAATTTCATCCGCCAGTAATACACGAATCGGCCTGGATGCCAAATCTGCTGGAGCATTCGCACCGACTAATGTTAGGTATCCACCTGGAAAGGTCTTATTCAATACCGTATTGCCACTGTCCCGAGATTTTACATCGGCCATTTTATCGTTCAGTACTTTTGTGTCACGAATAAAGGGAGCAATACGAGTTTTGGAAAACTCTTTAGCTATATCTTTTGTAGGCTGCATGAACATAATTGGTGACGGAAAGTAATCAATAAAATAACCCAACACATTTTTAATGAGCTGGGTTTTACCAATTTGCGAACCGGTCATATACACTATTTTTTCAACATCAGGATCACTCACCGCATCAAGCATTTCCTTTTGATAAGGTGCCCTATCGGTGGAATACTTCCCTGGTTCGGCACTATCCTCTGTAGATAACACCACGTTAGCGTTGGCCCATTCCGACGCAGTAAACTTTGGCGGTGGTTTTAGGACACTGGCCAGCCCTTTGAAAAGGTTGCATGTGTGCTTCAATCACCTTCACCTGCCTCGTCGTCATCCACGATGATGTCATCGGATTCATCGTGGAACATGTTCGGGTCATATTCAGACAATTCAGTTAGGCACTCATTTACCTCATCGAGAAGTGTATCTTGAATGACCAACAAATTCGTCTCCCCTAACACTTTAGGTGCAGCTTTCAACGGCAACGCCTGGAGCTTACTTTTAAAGTTATTCAACATCCGATTCATTACGGCTTTAACTGTGTTCGAGCGGTGCAATTCTCCATTCATGATCTTCAGTTTGTTTTCTTCAATCATCCGTTTAGTTCGAGTTAACAAAGTTCGTTCTGCATCATACCCGCCTTCTCGTGCTTTCTTTTCGAGTTTACTTTCTCCGGTTTTATACGCAATAAATGCTTGTACTGTTTTCGCAATATTGTACTGTCCGCGTTTTTCCTTTTCGAATATACCGTCCTCGGTCAACTGCTGAACACGCCGAGAGCTGATACCGAGCACTTTTGCCACAATTTTAGATGATACTAATTCGTCAACGATTGTTACGTTCGTCACAGTCTCGCCTCCTTCCAAAAGTTGACTGATTTTGAAGCCGAACAGCAGTTCGGAAAAATAAATAACTAGCTATTCCGCGGGGTTCGGATGACCCACGCAAAATATTTTTCATTTGGAGTACCTTATAGGCCCCCTATTGAGGCTGAGGCCCTAGCCCCCATACATGCCCCCTCGCCAGTGCTGTTTGCGCGAATGTTTCATCATATCTTTAGCAAAGGCTTTGGCTTTACAATTACCTTTACTGCCAAGGACAATAGCATTAGCAGTACACTTATTACGTTTGTTATGTAAACAATCTTTAATATGGCAAGTAATATCTGTCATACTATTCTCTCCTTTCTGTTGGCAGTTAGATTCTATTTTATTTGTAGGCTTAATCAATATCATCATAGGAGTAGTGATTTGATATAGTTAAGTATTCAAGGAAATCTCTTACATTATGTATTGGTTGTAGTTAAACAATGCTATTCTATTTTGCACGAAAACATCTCAGAAGTGTCGCGAATTTATTTTGGTACAGTGTGTTATTTAAGTAGGATTACATTTGCCTTATGAGTAGGTACCCCCTATGATGATATTGATTAAACCTGCATAATACAAAAGGACGCCAAATGTACTTGGCGTCCTTTCCTTATTCACTTCCTGTGGAGTTTCCCAACTTTCACACCTACAGTATACCACATGTTGATGTACTGTTTTGTATCGTTTTGTATTGTCCACGCTATTTCAATCTAGCACGTATACGTCCTACCTCTACTAGGGCCCTATCGTGTAGCTCGCCACGTACTCTTGCCTCGCTATAGAATAAGATACCTGCTAGCTCTTTCCAACTCTTCCCTTGTACGTATCGTTCAGTCAATAGAACTGCCAGCTCATTTGGTCGTACTTGGCTAATCACCCAACGGACCTCGGCCTTGATGCCTTTAAGCCTTTCGATTTCCTTTCGTTGCAATTCAACACATTGCTCGATACCAGCTACTATACCGGATAAATCACCGCAATGCCCGCCCGATATCCTATCCTTGCTGTAGTCCGTGGCGGACAAGGTATCCGCCTTACGTTCTATCTGTGCCTCAATATCACGCTTAATTGAATCTATGCGGTCATCAATTCGTAATATTTGTTGCATGTACTCTTTATCGGTCACTCTTCCACCCCTTTGCAATAGCTCCATATCTCGTACAGTTTGTATTGGTCCTCGTGCTTACGGCTTACTGTCCACGGACTTTTACCTTCAGCATACACAAGTGCCTTACCGGTACCGCCCCGTACATCATCAATACGATAGAAGTGTCTATGATACCAATGCTTATTATCATTCGATACTAACACGCAGTCCCCTTGTTTAAAGTGTTCCATTCCCCATCACCTCATTGATGTATCTATCCAAATACCACCGTGCTTTTTTTAGGTCTTCTAGCTTATCGCCTTTGTACCCTGCACGTGCGATGTACTTGATTACATTACCAAGATGATACGGCAGTTGTTGATCTTCAATAAAGTCAATCACCTCAATCTTACCTCTTGTATAATGCGATGGATGATTTACGGCATCGTGCTCAATATTACCGTACATCTTAGCCATATGTTCAGCCGTTGGCACTTGAACCGTTTCTTTCTTACTGTCTTCCTTCTGTCTATCTACTGTCTCTTTACTGTCTACTGTAGTCATTTTTGCTTCCTCCTCAACTTCCTTCTTGGATTTATGACAGAATTTAATTGCACAATCAGGGCAATATTTACGTGGTCGGCCCTGTGGCTTTCTAAAATATTCAAACGGCTCTCCGCAACCTTCGCACTCTCCTCTAACTTCTAATTTAGTGCCTGCTGGCGGAGGCGTCATAACTTCCATGCACTCCGGACAATAATCTTCCGAAGTTTTAACCGTAAACTTCGTACCGCACTTTCTACATTTTTTTTGCATAGCGTGTTACTCCTTATATAACTCTTTACGATATTTAATGGCTTCAAGTAGTGCATCTTGCCCTACTTCTTTACGCTCTAATGCTTTCATCACTTGCTCGTCCATCGTTCCTTTTATTACTAGATGATGGATAATGACCGGTTGCGTTTGGCCTTGCCTGTGTAGCCTTGCATTAGCTTGTTGATATTGTTCTAGGCTCCAAGTTAACCCATACCACACGATGATGTTGCCACCCGCTTGAAGATTTAAACCATATCCAGCTGATGCGGGGTGTGCCAATAACATTTGAATGTTTCCTTTGTTCCACTCAGCTACATCATTATCGGTTTTTAATTCAACCGCTTTGGGAAAAGCCTTTTTAATCGATTGCAGGTCATGTTTGAAATTGTAGAATACTAACATCGGTTTCCCTTCATTCGTTTCTACTAATTCTTTTAACCGCTCCACCTTCTCATTGTGGACGATAATTGTTTCACCTTCATCGGTATAGATAGCCCCATTGGCCAGTTGTAATAATTTATTGGCCAAGGACGCTGCATTGAGTGCACTTACATCGTCATCATCAACCAAGCTTAAGACATGATCACGTTCCATTTCTTTGTAAAGTGCCCATTCTTTGGGATTCATTTCTACCGTGATTACGTTCTCAATACGTTCCGGCAATGTTAGGTAATCTTTAGCTTTTAAGCTCATACAGATATCTTGCATCTTACCAAATATCGCCTTGTCTCCTCCTGGTAACAGTCGGTAGCTATACACGACGTGCCCATTTGTTTTATCCGGTGTAAAATACCGTGTACGATATTCAGTCAGGGTCCTACCTAATCGTTCGCCACCGTCTAACAAATACATCTGCGCCCATACATCCATTAGCGTATTTGGGGCCGGTGTTCCTGTTAAGATCACAATACGCTTAAAGAAAGGCCGCATTTTTCGCATAGCCTTAAACCGTTTAGCCTGTGGATTCTTAAACGACGAACTTTCGTCAATAACTAACATATCAAAAGGGAACGTCTTCTTACGATAGTATTCATACAGCCATTGCACATTCTCACGATTCATCACATAGATATCAGAATCCCTTTGAAGGGCTTTGATGCGGTCCTTTTCAGGTCCTAGCACAGAGGCTATTTTCAAATGACTCGTTTCATTCCATTTGTTAGCCTCTTGCGCCCAAGTCGATTCTGCTACTTTTTTAGGTGCGATAAGAAGCACTTTTTTAATATCGAATTGATCATACATTAGCTGCTCAATAGCGATTAGTGTAGAAATTGTCTTGCCTAAGCCCATATCAAGCAGCAGCCCATAATGTGTATGGTCAATGATTCTTTGAATTGCTATCTTTTGATAAGCGTGTGGATGAAAGTTCATGAATCGCCCTTCTTATGTCATCAACAAACAATGTAGCCCCCAATTTACCAGTAACTACGGAAACGCTGGCACCCAGCTTTCGCATCCGTTCTATCTGCACGCGTTGGTTGGGCCTTAATCGCCCTTTCTCGTCCTTTAGTTCAGCGAACACGACTAGGCCGCCCGGTAAGATTACAATCCGATCAGGCACCCCATCATTTCCAGGTGATACGAATTTCATATATATGCACCCCAGATTTTTGAGTTGATTCCCTAGCCATCGCTCAATGTCTTTTTCCACGTTCTCACTCCATTCCCAATAAATAATCGGCAACACGCACGAACCTATATGAATACTGGCTTCATCGGGGTTGTGTTGCCGATGTTGGCGTTTTTTTTCGTAAACATATATATACGCGTATTCGCGTTTTTTACGTGTATACGTATACGCCCATTTATTCATATATTTATTATTTATTATTAATTGTAAATAATTGGCAACATCGGCAACAAATCGTATTTAGAATAGCAATTATCTACATTTTTCGTGTTGCCGATTTTGTTGCCACACGTGTTGCCGTTGCCGATTATTTTCACTGTATCAAAATATATCGATGTATAGGTCTGTATAAAAACTATTTCGATGTATTTCGATATTTTAAAATTAGCTAATCGGCAACAAAAATCGGCAACATCATTTTTTACCCTTTTTCTTTGCCCTTTCGGTAAGCTTTGTGTCTTCTCTTATAAACGCTCTTTGCACGCCATACATTTTCCCAAATCGCATTTTACCAACGCTCTTTGAATAAGGGCTCCACCCTTTTATGGATTGCAAGATATCAATGATTTCTCTCGCCTTCGCGTTCTGCAGGTTCTTCCTGTCCCCCTCCATCACTTCACACCATATCTCAAGGGCACACACCCGCTCCCGCTGCACTGAACCACAATGATCGTCATCGCCATAGTTCCTGATATAATCGCGTCTATCAAAGATATCTAGCGACTCCCAATCTTCAGGTAATAACATCTCAAGGTATTCTTCAATGAGGCCTACGAGTTCACCACCTTCTGTGTGTGATAATTGGATTCTTAAAGCCTCTTCCTCAAGGTCTCCCTCGAGTACTAAGGATTCACCGTTAGACCAGTAATAGTAAGCCTCCGCCCATAATTGGTCGATGTCATCTTGCGTTATGTCCCAGGCATTTTTCGTCTTACGATCTTTGTCGCCTGTGATTGGCCAGAATCGGCGGTTACCTGTACGGTCTTTAAGGAACATCAAATTATTCGTGGAACCAGCAAATACACACTGGCGAGGGTACTCTTCGGTGCGCCTGCCATAGGGTGACCTGAACCTGTCGGATGTACGACTAATAAAGGCCTTTACAATTTCATTATCGTTCTTGTAGGTAGGCGCTAGTTCCGCGAGCTCATTAATCCAAGACCCCTGGATTTGTTCAAGGGCATCTTTGGTCTTGATATCAACCAATGAATTATTGAACCATTTACGGCCTAAGCGTTCTAGAATTAAGGATTTACCAAGACCCTGCGAACCGTATAATACGATGGCCGTATCAAACTTGATGCCCGGCACCATAACACGCGCAACAGCGCCACACATCCATTTACGTGTAACGGCCCTAACGTATTCGGTATCCTCCGCACCGATGTAGTCGATGAAGAGAGTATCTACTCTACATTCACCGTCCCAGGTTAGTCCTGTTAGATACTCACGCACAGGGTGGAATTTGTTAGCTTGCGTGACTTCTTGGAGAGCATCATCGATAATGCCTTTACCCTTAATTAGGTATTTCGTAGCGAAGTAATTACGTAAGCACGCATCGTCTGTATCAGTCCAGTACGGGGTTTCGTCTTTATCACGCCACGGCAAATCGTCAATCACGACTAATCGGTGCGCAAATTCGTCAAGGCGGATTTTACCTTTTAACGCTGGGTCGTATTTAAGAACGATTAAGCAGTTGAATACATCTGATTCAGGTGTACCACGGCGGTCACGTTTGAGCTTTTCAAGGAAGTCTTCTTCCTCGTCCGTGATATCCTCAAACTCCATATCCGCCATACGTTCTTTATCCAGCAATATAGGCGCGGCGCCGTCTTCATTAACAAAATCAAGCATTGCCTTATAGCTCGGTAGGTCTGTTACTTTGGTGCGCGGATCAGCGTCAGCATCTTCGGCACCAAATAAGTGGATGCGAACAAGGTCAAAGGCATTGACGAGCTTACCGCTGATAGGGTCAGTCGCATGGTTCGAGTAAGCAAACGTGTCATTATCGTAGATAACTAGGCCTGCTACTGAGCTGCCTTCTGTATACGTGTACCGGTCCTCGTGCTGCGTTGGTGCATAGACATCTGGTAGAAACTTTTGAATAGCTTCTGTGATACTATAGCACCTACAAAAAGCACCCAGTAGGCCTTTTTTCTCTAATGGGTTACCTTGCTTTTTAGCAGCATCAAGTCTGATTTGAGATTCTTTACTTGATGTTGGCCAAAGGCTCGTATCACGCCAGTCCCTGTATGTACTTAAATACGTATCGACTGAAATAAGATTCCCCTCATTATGTTGGTATACATACGCAACATCTTTGGGGCAACTTGGCCAATACATCAGGCGCTCCGATTGATGCGTTGAGGAATCGAAAGATTCAATACCAATATCATCAGCAATGCGCCTTGATACAGCCTGGTACTCATCAGGGGTCATCACTCTATCGGTAGGAATGATGATGCGGTATCGTGGATTATCAGGGGTATGGCTGTGCGTACTGTATAGCACGTATTCCATATCTCCTAGTTCCAGATCAAGGTTTGAAATAAAATCCTCGCTTGGTGAATCCGCATCAAGGGTAATCAAATATCTTTCTTTGACTTCCCCTCTAACTCGTCTACCATTATTGGGAATATAGCCACCTACGAAACCTCCCACATCTTTCCTTCGGCCCTTTTCGTCCTTAGGCATTTTAACGTATTCAGCTGCCGTTTCGTTAGTGACTGTTGGCGTGGATAATTTGTTGGCCAACGCACTCCAAGTCATTTTTTGAGACTTCCAGCTACGGGCGGAGCGATTTCTGCCCGTAGCTATGATGATATTTGTATCCATATTACATCGCTCCTCCCTTCGCAAATTGGATGTCTCTTATAAATTGGGGCACTTGTAATTTATGCTTTTTAACCCATTGGCATACAGCATAATTGACGTCGTGATTATCACTAACACATCTGTTATTTTTTAACTTAGCCTGGTGTATTTCAACGAAGTTATCTGTATCTTTGTTAGGATTAACTTCAATACATGCTACAGGTTTATCGCTTTTATAAACGCCTACGATGGCACACGTTCCGGCTTTTACCTTATCTACATAAGTTCCAACGCAGTTATTCAATTGCACGCCTAATCGGATGATGCCGTGCGTTGACTTGATCACGTTGAAAGTTAGCCCTTCAACTGAATCTGCTAATTTTTTATGGCGCAGACTCTGTTGCACCGGTAAGTTTTCGGCGTCTTCGAATTTAGATAAACACACAATCTCGTCGTGCAGGTCTTTAATTTGAATTCGTCTAGCCCAAACTTCCTTCTTCTTGCTTCTTGATAATCTAAGATACATATCGGATGTATCTTTAATTTCAGAATAGGAATCGGCGTTTTTAATGAACAGTAGAGTACGCCGCTCACCGTATTGGTGCATCATGATGGATAGGAATTTTGTAAACATAAGCAAGGCATGTTCGCTATTCCATATTGGCCACGATTGAATATATCCTGTGCATCCACCTTCCTCTGCTACGAGGTCTGTAAAGGCCTTTTGATAATCCATACTTTTGAATATCTTGCTGGCCGTCTTAATGACTTTCACATAAAAGAAAGGACGTATTGACAGCAACCTTCGAACCCATCGCTTATCAGGTAATTCATAAAGCTGTATTAGAGCTTTAATAAATGGTGCACCGGTGCTTGTTAACTCAGTAATACTTGAAGTGCCCACATTGTCAGATCCAAAAGGCCTAAAATAGGTGTCATAGTCTTTAACTAATACATCGTTAAGAGCTGGCGCATCTGGTGCCTGCATTTTCCAAATTAGGTTGTGTAGTAAGTTATCAAGCGCACCGTATTTAGACGATAATAAAACACCCTGCCTAATAGCCTTAACTTTGTAGCTTACCTTCTTAGATAGCTTAGTAAAGTAGGCTTCCTTTAGCACTTTGGCAAAAGTCTTTAGCTCGTTTTTATGCTCCGCTAATCGACAATTTGGAGTTGTTACAAGCCATCGTAAGGGTAATGACTTTGAATAAAAGCACGATATGTTAGGTTCGATTTCAGATACTATATCGGCGCGAGTACGCTTCTTTTGAACCAGGAATACTTTTCCTTGTTTGAAATCAAAACGCAATATATCAACAAGATGAGGCTTGTATCCAGGGTAAATCGACTGCATATCGTTATCAACGTATACGGTGTGATAGTCAAATTTAACGTCTAATATTGATCCTCTATCGATGATTGAAAGTTCGATATCAAGTGGAATATTGTCATTACTCGAAACCTCAGCAACACAATCACCATCGAGGCCTCTAGTACAGATGAGTTCGCCACATTGCGGGCAATAAAACTCATTTGACATATACGGGTCTACGATTTTACCCATCCCTGAGGACACGGAAGGCCACAAACAGGCAAATGATTGCCCGCAATCTACGTGGTAATGTACAGCAGGTGACCAAGAGTTCACTTGCTTGCGCCGTACTAGGTCATACAGCTTTTTGACTGACAAACTAAATAATACCTTCATAAGGCGCTAACCTCTTTCTTATAACAAATCGTCTAAATCGTCTTCTTCTGCAGGTGCTTCATCAACTACAGGCAATGTTTCTTCTACTGGTTCTTTCTTCTTAGTAGTACGTTTACGCTTTGGCTTTTCTTCGGCTTTCGGTTCTTCTGTAACCGTAGGCTCTTCTACCTTTGGAGTTTCCTCAGTCTTAGGGGCCTCTGCTTTCTTGCCGTTTAATACCTTAAGACCCAAATCACAAGCGGCAATACAGCCTTCGCAGTACGCCATAGCGGAGTCTTTACGTTCGCTAGCAGGTGCGTTTTTTACTAATTCGTATAAGCTATCAATGGCTTCGCGTTGTTGTTTAATTTGTTCTTTGTTAATCATAATGACTTCCTCCTAGTCTTTCATATAATACGGGTTTTCAAACCCAGCTGCGTTTAATATGAGGCCCTCATTCCAGGGCTCAGGTTTACACATAATATCTATTACTTCATCTAAACTGCCTTCACCTATAGGTGCTTCGATAACCACTTCGTCGTGGATATGGGCTACAATCTTGTATCCAGCTTTTGCCAGTCTTAACATTGATGCGGCCAAGCAATCCCTTGCAACGGCCTGCACGATGTTTTCGACGAGCTTTCCGCCGTAGGTTTCAACTCTGCCCCATGTATTTTTAACCTGATCCATGCCGTCATACTCAATCGATTCACTACCAAACCGATTGAGCCCTATTCTAGGTCTCGCGTAAGCAAGTCTACGTCCAGATGGTAACTCGATAAACATAAACCCTTTTGATTTAAAGAATCGAATATTACCTTGTCTAATTCGTACAGGTTCGCCAGTCTTTACGACTTTCTTGGCTGCAGTATCCGCATCCTTCCAAAATCTCGTAATGCGTGGACTAGCTCGTCGCCATGCTTCGATGATACCGGGAAGTTCTGATTCTGGAATTTCCCCTTTTGAGTCCATCGATTTCATGGCGCCTACACCGCCGCCATACCCTAGTGCTAATTCGGCTACCTTGCCTTTTTGTCTAAGATGTCCGTTAACTCCGTGCTTCTCGACTGGTACGTGGAACATGCTTGATGCGGAAGCGCAATAGATATCTCCGCCTTGAGCGAATACATCTTGACGCCACTGCTCGTGAGCAAGCCAGGCGATTACACGTGCTTCAATAGCACTAAAGTCGGCTACTATAAATCGGTGTCCTTCTTCGGCTACAAGAGCCGTACGAATGAGCTGCTTAATTACATCCCCAGGATTTCCATAGAGTAGGTCTAGCATTTCTACATCTCTGCTTTTAAGGACTTCCCGTGCCGTGTCTAAATCTTCCAGGTAATTACGAGGGAGGTTCTGTAGTTGTACTACACGCCCCGCCCATCGTCCACTACGCATAGCTCCGTAAAACTGAAGCATGCCGTGGATGCGCCCATCGGAACATACTGCATTTTTCATGGCCAAATACTTTTTAATTGAAGAATTGCCCAGGACTTGCCGGTTCTTCAGCACAGTACGCACATCGGAAGGAATATCCCGTGATAGTAGATCTGATACGTCCTCTTTACGCATAGTCTCGACTTCATATCCTAGTCTTTCAGTTAACCACTCTTTAAGTTGCAACGTACTATTGGGATTATCTAGCCCCGTTAGTCGTGCCGATGATACGGTAGCCTTTTCTACGATTTCATCGTTACATTGAAGGGCAGCATCGACGAGGTCCATATCTACCTTTACGCCTCTCCAGTTGATGTCTTGATCAAGTAGCCAATACTCATGTTCAATGGCAGGCGGTTTTAATGAAAGCAGGCGTTTACGAATGGCCTTTTCTACCACTACGTCCTGCCGGTTGTATTCAATAAATTCGGCCCATTTGTCTGGCGCATCCTCCGGCATATTCCGTGTCTTGGGATTTGTCTTAGTTGGTTTTCGTGGTACGGAGAAAAACTGAATCAATCGTTTACCACGTGAATCCTTGGCTTCTCCTAATTTCAAAGCCTTAGACACATTGTCGAGGCTTGCCGGTAAGCTGCAGTACAAAGCAAGTACAGAGGTACATTCCCAATTCGTGTAGTCCGCATCAGGGAAGTACTTTTTTAGGCAAAGCATTTCAAACGCTGCGTTGAACGCGGTCTTTGTAATTTCCTTATTATACAAAGCGTCCACCACCCTTGCGGGCAGTGGATTCTTTGTCATATCAATTACTTCGACAGGTTCGTTATCAAAGCTATAGGCAAAGAGCAGTATTTCAAATGTTGTATCGTCAACGTATCGCTGCGCCCCATATTTAATAGGGCAGGCGCAATAGGTTTCCACATCAATACTGAGCTCCATAGTTGCCTCCTTAGATTAAATCGTCGTCATCGTCTAGGTCGCCTAAATCATCGTCGCCGAAATCATCGGCAGATACATGAACACCGCCGAGGCGTTCGCCATCTTTAACTTTACGAATACCATTTAGACCAAACCCTACGCCTTTTTTACCGTTGAAATTGTAAGCGAATACAGAAAGTGCGACCTGCGCATATACGCCAGAATAGATTTCTTCTTCGATATCAAAATCGTCCATTTTGATTTTGTCACGATTAAATACGATAGGTTGCTTATCGCTATTAGCGTTAATGAAGAATTTACCAGCATAGGTTTCCGGTTGGTCCGCTACTGCTTCGTCTGTATCGCCATCACGTAAGTTCAATTTAAGGTATGCTGCTTTGCCTTCTACCTTAGCAACTGCTTTTGGATCCGCTTTAAGTTCTTCAATCGCACGTTCAAATGCTTTGATTGTCTTCTTATCTGTTTTATCGATAATGATTTGAGAGCTGTATTTTGCTTTGCCATCATCATTTTTACGAGGTTGTGCGATATTTGCATAAGAAAGTCTTACTACACCAGTTGTTAATTTAGCCATGTTACTGTCTCCTTATTTCTTAAATGGGTCGATTTCATAATCAAACCCTATTACTGTGTTAAATAATTCATCTAATTCTTCTTCGATATCAGACCTTTCGTCATCAAGTTGAATCCACTCATCGTCTTCTTCCCAAGAATATTTCGAAAGGTCTAATTCGGTTTTATAATAATCCTCTATCGCCTCACACTTAGCATCTACTGCGCAATAGCGAACGTGTAAGCTAGTTGCATATGCGATAGTAATTTGGTAGAGCTCGTCGAGGTAATGCCCCCGTTCGTGGAGCTCTTTTGCGATAGCCCGTACAGAGGTCATTTTTCAATCTCCGCCATTAGCTTTGCTACTAACGCTTCTAACTTAGAGATACGGCTTTGGGCATCCTTAGCTTCCGCTACGTAATCGCTACCTTTACCAAATTTGAAAGATGCGCTCACGTTGTACATATTTTCACTTCCTAAAGTTCCTGCAATGCCTAGCAATATTTTTTCATTAGGTCTGTAGTACAAGCCTAATGCCACTGCATTTGCATTGTGGTAATGGCCATATGCAATAGATGCGCTAAACTTATCGTTTCTGTTGAACTCCAAAGGATGGAGCCCAGCTAATGCTGCCGCGCTTGCACCTACTTTATTTACACGGCCATCTAATCGGCTAATATCTGATTTTAAATTCGTTAAAGCGTTATGTGTTTGATGCTCTAGTACATCAATTCGTTGCTCGTGATTTGCTAAGATACGATTGTGTGCATCCATATCTTCACTCATTGTATTAATGGCATCATATGCAGCATGTAGCTGTGATCCATTTACTGCATCAGTTGAAGATGCATCCACTCTTCCTGCTGCAACGTTCTGTACTTGACGCACATAGTTCTTTACTCCTCCAGATCCTGCACGTTGCTTACTGCCCACACTCACTACTGATGTTGCATCTGTACCAGCAAATACATATGTTGTATTATTTACCTTCGCTTGTAGTTGATTAACTGCATCATCTGTAACGCTGTTAGTGCCGATGGCAACTGCGTTCGCCTTATCGGATAAAGTGTTGTTTCCGAATGCAAGTGCATCCATAGCTAACGCTTTGGCATGTGTGCCAAATACGAGAGAACCTTGGCCATTTGCCTCGGAGTTCGAGCCGAACACGAGTTGTTCCTTTTGGGAACCGATTTTGTTATTGTAGCCAACCACAGCGGACTGACCGCCGGCTACGGTGCCATTGTTAGCACCGACTGCGACGGAGTTTTCTCCGGTCACATTGTTGGAACGGCCAAAGGCCACGGAGCTTTCGCCTGATACGAACGCGCCATTACCTATAGCCACACTATCATAGGACGCAGTTCGCGCCTGGTTACCAATGGCGATGGTGTATTCCACCAAGCTTTCAGCGTGAGACCCAAATGCGAAACTATTACGACCTGCTGCAGTAGCATTGTTGCCACCAGCAAAACCGTTTTCTCCAGTTACAGCATTATTGGTGCCAAACGCCAACGCATTATTTGCGTCGATGTTATTTTGGAAGCCCCATACTGCTGAGCTAGTAGAATTCGTAGATATGGTATTATTTGTACCACCTACCGTATTATTGCTAGTTGCGCCGGCTACATTGACAGCCAGCGCGGAAATCGCGAGTACCGCTGTTACTGTTTTATTCATCGTGTTTATACCTCATCATCAAATTCATTCATCATTGTTTCAACTGTATTAATTGCGGGGCGTTTATCGCTGTCCGGAACAAGTGTCGGCTTGCCTTCGGGCTTGTCGATATACGCCTCTAAGTATTCTGCGATGCCCTTTTTACCAAGAACCTTTTGCAGATTCGTGATACCTTCGAGTTCACGCGGTTTAAAAATGTCTTCTTCCTTGTAGCCATTATCAAGTAATGTTTTAGCCGCTGCCTCAGGATCCGTGATAGTACGTCTTGATGTACCTTCTACTAATTTGTATCCAGGCCATTGCTTTTCACCTGATAAGGCTTTCTCGTAGGCAAAGTCGTAAACACCTTTAATCCATTTTGAGATTAAGTCTTTCATCGCTAGGATGTCAGACACTTCGCTGTCCGTGAGTAATTGATTGAGCTTGCCCCCATCCTTATAAAAAGCAGTAAGGCAAGTATCGGCTAATGCCCGGCAGGTGTGCCGTGCTTTACAGAAGTTACAGTAATCGCAAGGCGTACATTCGCCCTCACCACGAAAGGCACGTTGTGCGATTGGTTTGATTTCTTCACCCCAATCAAGCAGTTCCTCAAGGGCCATTTCATCGGTAGATATGCTGTCCAGTCTAGGCTGAACGATGGTCATACGGACCGATTTAATGTCATACAGGAACTCGTTTATGTCGTAAGCACCCAACGCGTAGAGCCTCATTTGTGTGTTTTCAATGGCACTCACTGGAACGCCCTTGCCGTACTTCAGGTCAATCACTTCCAGGATGCCGTCAGCTACGATTACCATGTCGCCAGTGCCAAAGCCATCAGGCACCCACCTGGAGAAATCGAGCCGTGCTTCAATCATGGCTTCCGCATCAGATGAACGGGCGCGAGCCTCGTTCACCTTTTCTTCGCAGATGTCAACATATCGGTTAACGGCTTCTATCATTTCAGTAGAGTAGCTATCAAGCTTAGGCGCTTTTTTGCCCTCCAGCTTATGGCGCAGGATTGATTCTGCCAGGTCGTGTGCTACCGTACCTTCCGCAGCATAGGGCGATTGCTCATCAGGGAACATCGCTTCTAATCTTGCCGATGGCGTACACACGAGCCACCTGGCACTACTTGATGCACCTAGTAGGGCGTGCTTCTTAGCCACGGCTGTTCACCCATTCCATAATTTGAATACGTTGTTCATCGGTAGCAGATGTTACCTTTTCAGCACCGATGCTATCTAAGAAGGCTTTGAATTCGCCTTTTGCTTTCGTTTTATCAGCGGCTTTTGCCATTACATCTTTCACTGCTTCACGAGTTGCTTCAAGGCTTGGGGCTTCCACTTTAGGTTCTTCAGCTTTTGCTGGTTCCACTGTAGATGCTGGTTTTTCCTTAGGAGCAGGTGCTTCTTCTTTAATAGGTTCTTCTACTTTAGGAGTTTCCTTCTTAGCAGGTTCCGCATTAACTGGTTTAACATCATTAGTGGTCCAGTTCGCTGGTTCTACGTCTTTAACAGGAGCACCTACGATGGATTGGTAAAGGTCTTTCACTTCTTGTTCTAATTCAACGGCTTTATCTACGGTAATTTTTAACTCGATCATTGTTTTATTTCCTTTCGGTTTAACGATGTGATATACTCTAAATGGATGTTTTTCTATGTGCCCTTTACGCATTGCCGTGCGTGAGGGCATTTTTTTTGCGCCCAACTGCTTGCACTCATCAGGAATGCAGTACTCTTTATTTGGGCACGTCGTACAATCTTGCAATGTAACCACCTCCTTATACACATTTAAGAATCATGCGAATTTCTTGATCTGTCATGTCTGCCTCCTCTGTTTTACGGGTTGATGTATTTCTTTACATTTTTTACACACGGCGCGCGGTGCGCCTGTCGTAAAACTCCAATAATGGTAAGGGCCTTTTAGCCTCTTATTGCATCTTGTGCAACGCTGAGTTCTCATACACGTTAACCCCTAAAATCTGTAATACATAGAACTCTGTACCTGACGGCTACGCATTAATTTACGGCGCAATCGTCTGACCTCAATTCTGTACTCAGATACCATCCAAGCCATGACCCCACTTAACACTTGAAACAGCGCTTGTGCAAAGTCAATGCGGTCGAGTTCTAAACTGCCTACCGTACCAATTATCATCAGTAGGCCGATTCCTTTAAGCAACCCGTTCATACGATGTGCGCCTCCTTAAATGCTTCATTAATCTTCTCTTCCGGCCAGCCTAGCGTGTTGGCCAAGTAGAACCGGAACCCTTCTCTATCAATTGAAAAGGTGCGGCCCTTTTTGCCCTCCGTTTGCCAGCACTGCGCAAAGGGGAACTTATCCCTTGCGATACATTCACGTATCGCGGTCATAGTTCTTCCCAATACCGTGGCCATCTGGCACACGGCAATTGTTTTAGTTATCATAAGTAACTCCTTCCTACCAGTGATAAGCAGTGATTGCTGCCACTATGATGATAAAAATACTAACAGCCGCAGATAGGCTTAGCATAAGCATCCAAAGACAGATGCTGATAACGGCCTGTATGTCACGCTTTTGCATTGTACTTACCTCCGTTCACGGTCTATCGAATTTCGGGTTGTAGTAGTCAGTTTCCCAGAAATCGTTGGACTCGTCTCGACTAACTCCTAATGCATCACAAATATCACCAATCGTTGACAATCGTACTGATTTACCTGCAAGAGCACGATTTAACGTATCTCTTGAAATCTCCGCCGTCCGGATTAGGTCAGCTTTTGACATGTTGAGTTCTTGCATACGTTCACGAATCGCTTCGCCGTACATTCTTGTTGTGAATTCTTTTTGCTTCATTACTAAAACCTCCGTTGATTATGTACTTATTTAGCTATATAATAGTAAAAAAAGTAACTTTTCAAATTTTATGAAGTTTACATAAAATGACTTATTAAGTTACATCGTTTGCAAAAAAAATTGGTACCGGATCGGATATATCAAGTAGACTTATCATCATTTCAATTTCATCTGACCCGAACACGCCTTTTTTTAATTTCAACGAAAATGTTTTAGGCGTCATACTCAACTTTTCTGCGACATCTTTTTGTGTCAGACCTTTAGACACAATCAGCCCTTTTAACTTGTTAGAGTTAACCACTTTTAGCACCCCCTTTCTTTTCTTTCTACACATATGCTACCACTTAGGACGTATCCTGTAAAGATATTTTTGTAACTTTTGTTTACATTTTTGTTGATTTAAAAGTTATTTTATGTTATCATTAATTTACATTTATATTTTAAAACTTTAGTTTAAATACGGAGGAATAACTCCATGGATAATTCCATAGGCACCAAATTAAAAACTTTACGGGAAAATAAAAAGCTCACCTTAGATGAAGTAGCTCAAAAAGTTGGCACAACGAGGCAAACACTATTCAAATATGAAAACGGCATTGTCACTAACATCCCTTCTAATAAAATAGAGGAGTTAGCCAGATTTTATGGGGTTTCTCCGGCATATTTGATGGGTTGGAAAGACGATAACTATATTCAAGATAGCAGTACCCACGGAACCGTCGTTTCTAGCAATGCCTCGCCTACGGCTACAAATCCCCCAGATACGGCTATACATCCCCCAGAATATAAAGCAATAAAATTTTCCATCAAAAAAGAAGCGGGCCTTACACCTTTTTCTGTTGCGGATAATGCTCTTGCGCCTCGAATCCAACAAGGCGACAGCGTCTTCGTTTCGGCTCCTGCTAATAACGAAGTTTTATTCCCGCATAAGACATTATTAGCTATTCAAACGGTTAATAATAAAGGAGAGATAATGGCTCCATACGTAGTATTAAGAGTGTTTTATTATGCTCCAGATTTATCAGGTATAATCACATACGCACCTGGGGCCTTTAATAACACTGTTGAACCTATATATTACCCTTTTAGTATGATAGACAAAGCGACTCCACTAATTGGTATCGCTAGATCCGTTTCCTTTAATATTCTTTAGTAAGTACCTAGGGTAATCATAAACTACCGATTCTTTAAATTTAGTTAACTTACGCCATTTGGCGTTAGTATATATATTTTTAAAAAGGGAGATTTTAAAAATGACTAAGAAAAAAGGACTCTTATTAGCGGTTGTTGTATTTATCGGTTTATCCTACGCCTGTGGCCACGATTCTAACCAGAGCACAGAATCAAAACCTAGTACATCGCAGAGCCAAGAAGCAAAAGCTCCATCAAAATCGGAAGTAGCTTATGATAAATTCGTAAACCTACCGATGGGCTCTTCTTATGAACAAGTAAAAAATGCGCTTGGCGTAGAAGGTAAACTAACACACGAAAATGTGATTGCGGATATAAAAACACAATCCTATGACTTTGTGGTAGATAATGCACACATGACATTAATGTTCCAAAACGGCGCGCTTAATAGCAAATCTATCGCTAGCCTAGCCTTCTTAAAACCAAGCGGAAACAAGATTACCCTTGACCAATTCAATCAAATTCAAGCAGGCATGACTTACGATCAAGTAAAACAAATTTTAGGCAGTGAAGGTCGCTTATCTACACAAACAGAAATTATGGGCGTGCAATCCTCCCTTTATACTTGGATGAATTCCGGTGGCTCTAATATTGTTATTACCTTCGGCGGAGATGGCACCGTAGACAGCAAAACGCAAATGGGCTTGAAATAGTATATATTGCCGTCAACTGCTGTATATCACCTATTTTCTCGACGTCGTGAAAATAGCAATCCTTGCACGGCGTGATATACTATAGATACCAGTACCCATCCACGCTTCAGGGTTTAACGACTACAGCGCACCAGGATGGGTCATTTTGTTGACGCCAACAAAAAGCCAGTCATCACGCTGGTCGCTTCGAATTTGTTAAGGCCAACAAATTCGGAAAAGAGTACATGATTACTGACTGCATAGGCCACTCAGATATTTTAACAAAAAAAATAAGCCCTCACCGCAGTGAGGGCCTTTAAAAATATCATACTTTAGAGGTACTCTATTTTTACTCCACAATCATTATAGCATACCTCTGAAGTATATTCACTATACCAAGGAGGTTGTTATATTATGGCCATGAAACGAGCCAACGGAACAGGTTCCGTTTATAAAATGAAACACAAACCATTACGCAAGCCTTACCGAGCCGTGGTGACACTTGGTTACAATTCTGAGGGTAAACCCTTGCGCAAATCAATAGGCACGTTTGCCACGCAAAAGGAAGCATATAATGCACTATCCGCTTATGACGCTAACGCACCACAATACGAGACCAAAGATACAACCTTTGGCCAATGTTGGGAATGGATGATTGAAGATAAGATACGTAAAGGAGTTATTTTAGAAAAAGGAGGCTATCTTTACAATAAAAAGAAGGTTGAGCATCTACTAAAAATACCTATCAAGGACATAAGACTTGCACATATGCAAGACATCATTGACAGGTATGCAGATAAAAGCCATACAACTTTAGTACAAATTAAAACTGCTATGAAAGCAACTTTTGACGCTGCCATAAAAAATGATATTGTCGATAAGAACTATGCTGCGCTTGTAACGCTTCCTCAAAAGGTAAAGTCTGAAATCCATAAACCTTTTACACCTGTTGAGATATCTCGTTTATGGGAGCTGTCAAAAACAGACCGGGACGCCCGCATATTATTAGTATACATATATTCAGGAATGCGACCTGGTGAAATCCAAAACATTAAACTAAAAGATGTCTATATTAAAGATAGGTATATGATCGGTGGAAGTAAAACTGCAGCAGGTAAAAACCGCATCATACCAATTGCAGAATCTATCCTACCATTCATTAAGGAGTGGTATAAGTTAAGTAACTTCCAACGGCACGAATATCTACTTCCGAAAGATACACCTAAACACTTATTAGTAGTTATTCGCACCTACTTAAACAAACATTTCCCTGGGCACCTCCCGCACGATGGACGACACACATGCGCCACCCTGTTGATTCATATCGGTGTATCTGAAGCTACGACAAAAACAATATTAGGTCATCGACATTCGGATGTAACAAATCAAGTATATATCCACAAAGACGTATCTGAATTAGTAGCAGCAGTAAATAAATTACCTGATAAGGATAGCCTTTTAGGAGAGGATTACGTGTCTTTAACTTTCGCCAAAAGTTGAGCAACGGTTGAGCAACCAAGCTAAGTTTAAAGAATTTAAAACAATCTGCAAATAAATAAAGCCGGTAAATACGTATATTTACCGGCTTTATAGCATTATTGTATCTGTTTATATAACATATAAAAGCCTGTTATAGCTCCAATAAGACCAAATAT